CTGTTAAGCAGGTTTTGCGTGACCAAGATAAACTTGAAGAAGTCGCAAAGGTTGTGGTTAAAGGGGGGTGGTGTGCGAATGACACTACCTTTATTGTTAAGTCTGATACCTTGGTTGAGTTTGACACTTTAGTGAACATAGATATTCAAGTTGATACACAAAAAGTAAACGAATTTGTTTATATCACCAATTGGAAAACAAGAGACATAATCAAGTCTGTGACCATCCATGACACAGTTAAGTCCTTCATTGTAGACAATGCTCGTGTGAGGTTATTACAGGCAGATTCAGCACGTTTAGGTGGAGAGGTAATAGAATGGAAAGCAAAAGCAAAACAAAGGCAAATTTGGTTGTTTGCAATCATTGCAATGATATTCGGTGCATTATACATTAAATCTAAAATATGAAACTGAACAAAGAGGGTGCAGACTTAATTAAATCATTTGAAGGATGTAAACTTAAAGCATATCAATGCTCTGCAATGAAGTGGACTATTGGGTACGGCAATACTTTCTTTGAAGATGGCACACCAGTTGTTGCAGGAAATGCAATATCTCAAGAGAAAGCAGAACAACTTTTTGAACTCATTTCAAATGATTTCTCTGCTAAGGTTGTAAAATTAGTGCCATCGCATATAACCCCTAACCAATTCGGTGCATTAGTTTCTTTTGCATATAATTGTGGCATTGCTAATCTTCAGAAGTCAACATTGTTGAAAAAGGTTATTGCTAATCACAATGACCAAAGCATAAAGGCAGAGTTCTTAAAGTGGAACAAAGCAGGTGGCAAGGTTCTTGCAGGTCTTACAAGAAGAAGAGAAGCAGAATCTAATCTATATTTCAAATGACAAAGGTTAACATTTGTGCAGATTATCGTGAAAGGTTCGGATGGGATATGCCGACCTTAAAACTTGCAAGGATTGTCTATCAAGATAATCCTTTGCTTTTTAATTCAATTGAAACGGCAAGAACTTGTTTGAGAAGCATAGAAGGTAAAGCAGGTCAGAGAGTAGCAATCAGAAAAGAGGTTGATGGAAGACCTAAGAATCCTTATAACTTGCCACAATCTGATGAGGCAATTTATGAACCTTATCAACTAAAAGCGAAGCGTTTGCTGGTTCTTTCCGACATCCACATTCCTTACCATAGCATTGATGCGTTAACCTGTGCTTTTGATTATGCAAAGCATGAGAAACCCGATGCAATCCTTTTGAATGGTGACACCTTAGATTTCTTTGGATTGTCAAGGTTTGCCAAAGACCCCAAGGCAAGGTCATTTGCACACGAGTTAAAGACCTTTAAAGAATTTATGGATGTGCTGAAAAGTACATTTGATGCAAAGATTTATTTTAAGATTGGCAATCACGAGGAAAGATACTTTCATTTCCTTTGGATGAAAGCACATGAGATTGTTGGGGTAGAAGAGTTTGAACTTGAAAACATTATTAAGTCAAGAGCAGAAGGTATAGAGATAATTAAGGACAAACGTATAATGAAAGCAGGTGACCTCAATATTATACATGGGCATGAGTTCGGTGGTTCGGTATTCAGTCCCGTAAACATTGCAAGGGGTCTATTCTTAAAGGGTAAGGTAAGTGCTATGCAAGGGCATAACCATCAGAGCAGTTCTCATTCTGAGAGCAACATGAACGGGGAAATAACTACTACCTGGTCACTTGGTTGCCTATGCGAATTACATCCTGCATACCTACCAATTAATAAATGGAATCACGGGTTTGCTATTGTAGATATTGATGGTAAAAACTTTGAAGTAAGGAATAAGAACATATATAAGGGGCAAATCTTTTAGTATGGAAGAGGACCTCATTTTAGGCGAAGGAGAAGAGGTTGAATATGTTGAGGAAGAGATAGGGTACTCCTATCCCGAATTTATACACGCATCGGTTGAGGTCCTTACAATGCTTGAAACTGCTAATCCTATGACCCGTGATGAGGTTGAAAAGATGCAGGAACTAAAGAAACTTTGTTTGGAAATGCTTGAATATTCCGTAAAAACCATGCATGGAATGCTATTTACCAATGACATTTGACTGTGCTTATTGTGTTTATTTTAATGTGATTCTCCCCTGATATTTTTATATCGGGGGTTCTTTTTATGGGTAATCGCTAAAAAATATTTTAAAAAAGATTAAAAAAGTGTTGTTTATTTGAAATAAAGAATTACATTTGCTAAACAATCACACTTAAACCACACGTTATGACACAGACTGCAAAAAGAAACTTCATGTTAGAAATTTCAGAAATCAATGAAAACACCAATGTTTTTGCTATTGCCTACAATATGATGAAGGCATTGAAAAATGGAGAAATAACTAATAGGCAATTTGAACTGTTAAGCGGAGACTTGCAGTTGGAATGCTTGAGGCAGAACCTTCCAACATCAAATGAAATCTGTTCTTTATTCTAAATCAATCACGGGGAGAGGCATCCTACACCTCATTAAATCACCTCAAAACCAAAAAAAATGAAAGCAAAAAGAATCATCACTTGGGCAACAATTATCGCAATGCTTTGGGTAGTAGGGCAGATTCAAGACCAATTCTGTAGGTAATGAATGCCAAGAAGATACTGCAACCAATATGGGTAAAATGCAGAATTTGCAAATCACTTTACACAATCACAATAAAAACACAAAGCAAATGTCCAAGATGCCACTGCCTAAATGGGGCGACTTAAACACCTTTGAACGGCACAAGTTACTCGGTGAACTTATAGACGCTATGATTTATAGCGGCGAAGCCGTACAACACCTCAAAGTAACTGTTGAACAGTTCAGATTGATGGGATATGTTAGGTCTGTAATTTTACCTCAAAACAAAGAACAATGAAACCAAAAACATTAAAAGAATTTCAAGAGTACCTTCAGCAAGAACTTGACCACGGATGGAAAGAACGCACTGAATGGACAAGAGGGTTTGATGATTGTCTGATTAGGTACATCCAAAAGATTAATGAGTTCATCGGAGAAGAACCAGTTGAAGAACAAACCTGTCCCGAATGTGAGGGAAGAGGTTGTAAAGATTGTACAATTTTAAAACCTGAAGAACTATGACAGAACAAGCGACAAAAGTATGCGGTCGGTGCAAGAAAGAAAAACTTAAAACCGATTTTCACAAAAGCAACACAAGGGTAGACAAGTTGAGCAATCGTTGCAAGGTATGTGAGAAGATAGTAAAGAGCAAGAAGCATAATGACCCTTACGCTGATTTATACAGAATATTTTAAACAATAAAACCAAAACAAATGACAAGGCAAGAACTTAGAAAGTTGAGAAGAGCAAAAGAAATAACGCAAGAAAAGTTGGCAGAATTGTCAGGCATCTCACTGGCAACAATCAACCGAGCAGAGAAAAGCGGAAAGGTTAGGCTTTGCACTATGCAAAAATTATTTCAAGTTTTAGAAGAAATTAATTAACTTTAACACAAATCAAATCACAAACGCAATGAAAAAAGAAGTAACAACAAATGTCCGCATACCTGCGGAATGGTTAAAGATTTCCCTTGCAGACATTATGATTATGGTAACCGCTACCATCAATGATGCGGAGGATTACATTGATGTAAATGTTAGAGAGATACTAATGCCAGGTTATCACTGCTTAAACATATTACCTCAGTTTCATTCTGCATTCTATGAGTTAGTAGAACAGAAGTGTATGGATGCCTACACTTTCAAGATGGATTCAGAGTATGACCATGAATACTATGCAGACTATGCCATCTGAAAGAATTGAGATGACCCTTGAGGTCAAAGGCGAAGTCCGAGCAACTGCATTCCCACAAAGGACCTTTGAAGGAATAGCAAAACAAAGAAGGCAATGGTATTACTTTTATGGTTTAAAAAGCATTAAAGATTGGGAAATATACATTTCTCATATCTCACCAATGAAAGAGAACACACCATTTAAAATTGAGAAACCTTTTCCATATTTATTAAAATCACAACAAAATGACACAACAGAACAAGAATCAAGACCAACAAGCCTCTATTGCGAACCAGTTGATACTTCAGGGGGATTTGTCAAAACTGTCGGCAAACGACAAAGTGAGGTACTATAATGGGTATTGTGAACGTATGGGACTTGACCCATTTACAAAACCTTTTGACATCCTCCGCTTAAATGGAAGAGAGGTACTCTACTGCACAAGGTCAGGAACTCAGCAACTTAACAAACTGCACAAGGTATCACACTTGATTACCTCAAGGGACACAAATGCAGAGGCAGGTGTTTACATTGTAACTTCTAAAGCATCCCTTCCTGATGGCAGATGTACGGAAAGTATCGGAGCAGTAAACATAGCAGGACTTAAAGGTGAGATGTATGCTAATGCCATTATGAAAGCGGAAACCAAGGCAAAAAGAAGGGCAACACTTGACCTCTTAGGATTGGGTGTTCTTGATGAATCAGAGGCAGAATCAATCCCTAATGCAACCACAGTAGCAATCACTACAACTGTTGACAATAAAGACCTTATAAATTCAACTCCAATAAACACAATGATAAAAGCATTGATGCCTGAGATGGATATTGAGGCTGAGGTAATTGAGGAAGATGCAGAGTTAAGCATTGGAAGACTTGCAATCGCAATCAAGAAGGCAAGTAACATTGTAGAACTCAAGGCGGTGTATGATGCCAATAAGCATAAGATTGAAACCAATTCTTTCATCAAGGACCAACTAAAAGCAAGAAAAAATGAGTTACTTAAAGGTTAATGAAATCAAGGTGGGGGATATTGCCCCCACTAAATTTGGCATTGAGTTAATGGCAGATGCTATCCAAGAGCAAGTAAATGAAGGAATGCTTGACCCTTTAGAACTGGCAATCAAGTTCAATGGTTTAGAACAATTGGTTAAGTCGGTAAAATCCCGAATTACTGCCAATGTTCTTTCAGAACTTATGAAACATCCAAAGGGAAAAGCAGAGGTGCTTGGTGCAGTTGTTTCCAATATGGAAAGTATCAAGTATGACTTTTCAGACCTTGCAGGTTGGTCAGAACTTGAAGAGCAGATTACCTTGCTAAAGGAAAAGCAAAAGGAAATAGAGGACAAAGAA